GCTGAGGCTACCCTTGAGAATCTTCTTTTGGCTCTAGCATTTAACTCAGACGAACTATCTGGATCAAAGGCATCTAACGCAGGACAGGTTTTAAACCTATCAGGTGGAGATATTGGAGAATGTCCAGTAGAGCGTGGAATTGTTGCAGTAGGACCTGGCACAGGTGACTGTATTGACTCTCCATTCGTGGAACGTGTTTATACAGCATATCGTGCTTTGTCAATTGAAAACGTAACAGTTTCAGCAAAGCGTGATGAGGCTTCAATGTTTGAAGTATCATTCCGTTTGCTACCAGAAGATACTTCAGGCTCATACGGTAAGATCGTTGATCGTACCTTCGGAGACCTATTGTCTTAATAGTCTAACTATTCTACATAGCCCATGTCTTCGGATGTGGGCTTTGTTGTTTTATGATAGAATAGATTTTATATGGCAACTACAATATATAAAAGTGAAACAGCATATTTATTTGATGGAACAGAATTAGAAATAATACCATTAAAAATAAAATACCTTCGTGAATTTATGATAGCCTTTGGTAATATTAAAAATACTAAAAACGACGATCAGGCAATTGAGGTATTAGTAGAATGTGTCAGAGTTTGTATGAAACAGTACTGTCCTAAAATTTCTGGTACTGTTAAAGATATTGAAGATAATGTAGACATGCCAACTATATATAAGGTACTAGATGCTGCTGCTGGTATTAAAATTAATAAAAAATCAGAGGAACCAGTAAAAGATCAGGCAATTGGTAGTGGTCAAACTTGGGAGACTTTAGATCTTGCAAAATTAGAGGCAGAGGTATTTTTGCTGGGTATTTGGAAAGATTACCAAGAACTAGAAATATCTTTATCAATGCCAGAACTCATGGCAACTTTAGAGGTAATTAGAGAATTAGATTATACAGAAAAGAAATTTTTGGCTGCAATTCAGGGGGTAGACCTAGATAAAGAATCAAATAAAGATAAAGGTCAAAAAGAATGGGAAGACATGAAAGCCAGAGTATTTAGTAAAGGCAAGACAAATGATAGCAATGATGTTTTGGCTTTACAAGGTATAAATGCACAAAAAGCAGGGTTTGGCATAGGACAAGGTTTGGATTACGAAGACCTAAGAAAATAGTCTCCTTATGCTATAATTGACATAGCCTATATAGGAGGATACACAATGGCAACAACAGTACATGAGGGTGAAGAACTTGTTCTCATGGATGGCACAAAGATTAAGGTACGTCCACTTAAAATTTCTTTGCTTCGTCCATTTATGAAGAAGTTTGAGCAGGTGGCAGGGGTAGCAGAGGATAATGAGAAGTCAATGACTCTTCTTATTGAATGCGTACAAATTGCCATGGAACAATACAATCCAGACCTGTCTAAAGATATTGCTAAACTAGAAGAGGTCCTAGACCTTCCAACAGTTTACAAAGTTATTGAAGCCGCTTCTGGAGTTAAATTAGCAGATGCAAACGCTCTTTTAAACACAGTGCTTGCAAACAACTAAATAATAAAAGAGGTGTAAATGAATGGCTGATGTAAATGCTAATATTGGCGTACATATTGATACGTCAGCGGCACTGGCAGAACTTAAAAATCTCCAACGTCAATTAGCAACTTTTCATTCATCTGTAGCAAAAAATAGCGCTACCGCAGCAGCCGCTCAAAAAAGTTTACAGACCAACCTTTTAAATGCTATAAATGCAACTGGGAAATTTAATGCCCAGATGGGGTTGGTAAGAAGTTCTACGGAATCTTTTACTCATGCATTAGAGACTAATAAACTCTCAATGCGTGAGTATTTCCGTTTTGCAGGCGGATCTACAAAAACATTTGGAAGATTATTTAAACAAGAGTTTAACACAATTGGCAAGGTAGCCGAAGAACGTGTTAAGAAAATGCAGACCCAATATATTAAAATGGGTCGTGATGCTAGCGGTGCTATAAAAGCAATGTCTATTACTCCAAGAACTTTGGATATGACTAATTATGCTAATAAAACAGCGGTAGCAGCACAAAAACAAGCATTATTAAATCAACTATTAAAACAAGGATCTACCAACCTTTTAAACTTTGGTAAAAATACCCAGTGGGCAGGACGCCAACTTATGGTTGGTTTTACAATTCCTCTTGCTTATTTTGGCACCACCGCTGCCAAGACCTTCATGGATCTTGAAAAACAAGCAATTAGATTTAAGCGTGTTTATGGAGATATGTTTACAACAACTGAAGAAACAAACAAGGCGCTGGCTGATGTACAGCAACTCGCTAAAGAGTTTACAAAATATGGAGTTGCAGTTGCTGATACTATGGAAATGGCAGCAGGAGCAGCAGCAATGGGCAAAACTGGTGCAGACCTTACAGCACAAGTTGCTCAGGCTACTCGCCTTGCAGTTCTCGGTGGTGTAGAACAAGCCCAAGCACTTGAAACAACTATATCCGTTACAAATGCTTTTGGTGTAGCAGCAGAAGATCTTGCTAAAAAAATTAACTTTTTAAACGCAGTTGAAAACCAGACTGTTGTATCTATTGAAGATTTAACTATTGCAATTCCAAAGGCTGGACCAGTTGTTAAACAACTTGGTGGAGAAGTTGAAGATCTTGCTTTCTTCTTAACAGCAATGAAAGAGGGTGGTATTAATGCATCAGAAGGTGCTAACGCTCTTAAATCAGGTCTTGCATCTTTAATTAACCCAAGTGAAAAAGCAAGCAAAATGCTTGCCAGCATGGGCGTTAACATTAATGCAATTGTAGAAGGTAATCAAGGAAACATTAGAGAAACAGTTATAGATTTTGCTTTAGCCTTAGATACTTTAGACCCACTAAATCGTGCTCGTGCTATTGAACAATTGTTCGGTAAATTTCAATTTTCACGTCTATCAACATTATTTCAAAACGTTACTAAAGATGGAACTCAGGCTGCCAGAGTATTAAATCTTGCTGGTGCTTCAATTGAAGAACTTGCAATAATGTCTGAGCGAGAACTTGGCGTATTAGAAGATGCAATTAGTACAGACTTTAAAGAATCTATAGAGCAGTTAAAACTTGCAATAGCCCCAATAGGTAAAGAATTTTTAAAGGCAATTACTCCAGTTGCAAAAGCCATTGGAGGATTTTTAGAAAAATTTAATAATCTTGGAGACGGTACTAAGAAATTTATTGTTGTAGCAACAACACTTGTTGGTGTAATTGGACCAGTACTATTAATGACTTTTGGTTTACTTGCCAACGGTGTTGCAAATATAATAAAACTATTTATAACAATGCGTTCAGGATTTTTACGGGCTGGAAGTAACACTACCCTTCTTGCACAACAAACCCAATACTTAAATACCGAACAATTAGAAGCAGCCACAGTTGCTGCATCTTTAAATCAGGCACATACAAGACTAACTCAATCATTTGCAGCAGAAACAACGGCAGTTAGATTATTACGTCAAGCATACATTGATGCAACTTTTGCAGCATTAAACTTTGCTAGAGCAAATCCAGGAATGATGATGCCTGGGTTTAAGCCTGGTATGAAAGGTGGAAAACCAAAAGGATTTGCATCTGGAACAACTGGACTGCCTGGACCAAGAGGCGCAGGAGATATTATTCCAATTCTTGGTGCTCCTGGAGAAGCAATTATTCCAGCAAAAGTTGCACAAGATGAAAGATTTAAACCTTTAATTGCAGCATTAGTCTCAGGAGACATTAAGGGGTATGAAACTGGAACAATTGGACTAAAAGTTCCTGCAGATCTTAATCCAGAAAATAAAAGTTATAATGCTAGTCAAAGATCTGCAAATGGTATTCAACAACTTTTAAATGAGTTTGTTAAAAACCCTAATGGAACTTATAATTATGTTGATCCTGAAGGTAAATACACCAGATTGAATATACCAGCAGCAGAAATATCAAAAGCAATAGACGAAAGATATGAACAAAATAAAAATAGAGTGGGTGGTAATGTATTTACAGCAAGTCAAATTAAAGACAAACTTGGTTTAACTAAAACTGGAAGTGTTGCTCGAAACACTAGACCAGGAGATACGTCTAAATCGAACGAAATTAAAAAAGTTATTGAAAAAATAAGAGCACAAAACATTTTTGATTTTGAAGGTCAAGGAGAAGTAGACGCAATAAAAAAACGTCTTCAAGAAAAAGGTCTTTTTAATGAAAGACAATTTAATAAATTAATTCAGGTAGAGGCTTCACACATTACACCATCAATTGGTCCAGATGGGAAAAAAATTTGGGATCTTAAAAATGTTGTTTTAGACAGAGGATATGTAAACAATTTTCTTTCAACTAATTTACAAGGAAATCTTGGCAAAAATTTAATACAAATGTCTGCAGAGGAACTTAAATCAAAAGGAATTGATAAAAACGTATTATTAGATTTTTATCGTAAAGAAGGAATTAAAGGTTCTGAAACTCATCCAGTAACACAAACACAAGCAAAAACTTTACAAGGAATTGCTCGTTACGTAATTTCACAAGATCCAAAATCTTTAAAGAAAATGGGAATATCAAATCCACAAAATGCTTTATATCAAGCACATGCACTAGATGCTGGACTAGATCATAGATTTAAAAATAATACCTATGGAACTAAAGGATTAAAAACTTTACAAGATTTTCAAAATATTATTTTAACTAAAAGAGAAAAAGTTCAATTTAACGATGGTAAAGAAAAAACAGTAACTGGACAAACTGGAACATCAAAGCCACCAGGAATGCAAGTATCTGGCGGTGCAGCATCAGATAAAAGAGTTATACCTGCAAAAAATGTATCAAGAGTTATACCTGCTAAATTTGGATTTAAGGGTTCTGGAAGTGTTGCATTTGGCGCAGCAGGTGGTTTTGATGCTAGTGGAAATCCTATTTCAACAAAACCAGGTATGGCTATATCAAAAGTACAAGAAGATTTTAAGGCTCAGCAAAACTCATTAAGAAGACAAATTGAAAAAGTAGAACAAAGAAGGCTTGTCGCATTAAAACAAGAATTAAAAATAATTGAAGATAAAAACAAAATTGCTACTGAAGCCGCACCATTAACTAAACAACAATTAAAAGAACAAAAGCGTGAAGTAAGAGCACAAAGAGCACAAAGAATTGGATCGGTTGCTGGCCCTGTTGCTGGAATTGCGGGTATTGGAGCAATGGCAGGATTTATGACTGGCAATACTGGAGTTGGCACTGCAATGATGGGTGTTTCTGCTCTTGCAACAATTGCCCCAATGCTTACAAATCCTATTGGAATAGCAGTTGCCGCCGCAGCCACTCTTGCTGGAGGATTTTTCTTATTAAATAAACGAATGGATGATGCAACAAAGAAACAGGTAGCATATGTAGATTCCGTAACAGCAGGCACTAAAAAAATGCAAAAAGTTGGAGAACTTACTGGAAAAGTTGGAGCATCACAAATTGCAGAAAAACAAAGAGAAACTGGTGCAAGAACAAATGAATTTAGAACAGGCTATGATCGTGAAGACAATCAATTTGGAACTAACTTCTTGGCATCTGATATTGGCAAAGAAATCTTTAAAGGATTTAATGACACTGTAGCAAAAGATGGACCAAAGGCTGCTCAGTTATTAGCAACGCAATTAGGTGCCTATATATCTGATGGAGTTATGTCAGCAGAGCAAGCAAATAGCGTAGCAAGGGCAATTGGTATTAATCTTGGAGATATGTCTATAACTGCACAAATAAATGGCAGATTAAGAGAACTTATTGGTCCAGACGGACAAAATTTATTAAAGGATCCACTTTCTGTAAGATTAAATATTATTTCTTCACAAGAAGACATGATTAATGATATAAAAGATAAAATGAAAGGTGCTACATCAGATGAATTTGTTTCTCAAGTAGCAGTTATAAATGCAAAAAATTTAGAAATTGTTTTAGCACAAAGAAATGCTCAATATCAAACCAATCAAACAATTATTGACAGTTTAGAAAAACAAAAAGCAGCAACTACAGACAAAGCAAAACAACTACAATTAGAAAATCAAATTGTTGCTGCAAAAGCAAAACAAAAATCAGAAGATCAAATTCTTGCAGAAAAGTCTCAACAAATAATTAAAGATGCCCAAATTTTGTATAACTCAACAGTAGGCAATAAAAGTAAATTTATGGATGCTTTAGGTTTTGGCATTGAAGCAGCAAATAAAGATAATCCATTTTTATCAGATTTTAAAAATAAAACTGCAGGTATAGCAAACACACAAAAGGGCATGGACCTTGAAGTTCAAATTAAAACTGCTGTTTTAGGCGGACAATTAAATATTGCAACAGCAATAAAATTGCTAGATATGTTTCCAGGAAAAACTACCGAAGAAATAACAAAACTTAAAACAATTATAGAAACAGCCGTAACATCACAAGATCCAGGTGTATTTCAAAAGTTTATGGATATTGTGTCAGGTAAAAACATAAAACCAGAAATAACAATGGCAATCTTAACAGATGAAGAAAATTTTGAAGACAGGGTAAAGGTTTTAGATAGATTAAAAGATATTGATGGAGATGCTATAAATCTTGAAGTTTTAGTAAATAAAAATGGTGTTGACATTTTAGACAAACTTGCTAAAAATTATCGAGCAATAGAAAATATTAAAGGTCCAATAACTTTAAAAACTGTAAATGAAATAAAAACAATTACAGGTGATGAAGGTTTAAACATGTCTGGCTTAGTTGATATTTGGAGTAAATATGAAAATTCAACTGATGAAATAAAGAAAACGGTAATACAAGAATACATTGCTATTTACAAGAGTATTACACCCGAAGAAGTTGAAGATTTTATTGACAACGAACTTTCTAAAGGTGGTGGATCCCCTGACAGAGTAGAAGAAAGAAGAAAAGTTTTAGAAGCAAAGTATTACACTACGACTGGTACAGGAAAAGAAAAAGAAAGGACTCCAAATCTGGCAGCAGTAGCAGGCGCAAAGGTTTCACAACGTGCTGCAAAAGCACTAAATGAAATTCCAAAAGGACCCAAAACCCCTAAAGATGCTGGACCAAGAGACACTACACTCGATGATCTTTTAAGAAAATTAAAACTAACAAGAGATGCAAGCATTAATGCTCAGGGTGGATTAGAAGAACTTAAAAGAGTATTTAAGAAGTCAAACGGAGATATAACAAAGTTTTCAGGAGTTATACAACAACTTAACGCAGCAGGTGCTGACACAGGCTTTATTGATTTTGTTTCTAGTCTAGACAATGACACTCAAAAAGTATATCTTAATACCGAACTTCTTAAAAAAGGAATTGTACAACTTACCCAAGAGGGCAAAATCGCAATGGACTTATATAAAGAGGCAGCCTTGGGTGCTTTTCAAGAAAGTGCAGATTCACAAATTACAAATATAAATGCACAAGTTAATGGCTTTAAAAGATTAACTGCTGCTGGCGTTGGTGTTGCAGATAGTATAAAATTAATAGCAGATGCAGAATTTATGAGATCACTTTCTCAAGCAAAAACCGTTAAAGAACTTGATACTTTAATTAAAAAAAATAATGAGTTAAAACAAGCACAAACAAATCTATTACTTGCTACTGATCCAGCACAAGCATTTAAAAATGCAATGGAAGAAAGTTTAAAATATTATGATTTTCTTGAAAGACAGGCAAGGGCTTCTGTTAAGTTAGAAATTGATAGAATAAATGATCTTATTGATGCAAATGAAAGATTAATTCAAACACAAGAAAGATACATTGAAGAAAACATTAATAGAGTAATTGAGCAATTTAATCAAGATTTAAATTTAATTGATAGATCCATTACAAAGATTAATGAAAAATATGATGCACAAGAAAAGGCTCTTCAGGAAATATCAGACATTAACGATGATATTGCTGCTAAAGAATCATCAAGAATTTCAATTGCTGACGCATTAACAAAAGGAGATATTTCTGCAGCAGCAAAGGCTATACAAGAAGAGCGACAAGCCGCCGCTCAACGAGCACAAGAAAAAGGTTCTAAACTTTTACAAATTGCAAGAGAAAAAGAAATTGCTAAAATAACAAGTGCTAGCGGTCTAACAAGAGTACAAATTGAAGAAAAAATATATTCTCTTGAACAAGAAAGAATACCTCTTGTTGCTAAAATTTTAAAACTACAAGATGATAATTATAAACTTCAAAATGTTACATTGCGTGCACAGGAAGATTCTTTAAAGGCAACACTTAAGGGTATTGATGCTGCAAGGTTTGCATATGAACAACAAGTAATTGCTATAGAGGCAGCACAGTATGAAGCAAAAGGTTTTAATGGTATTTTATTAGTTGCCGAAGCCACACTCTTAAGAATGAAAGCCATTTGGGATTCACTAAATTCAAAGTCTGCAATAAAAACACCAACTGTTGCAACTGGAACTAGTCAAGAAATTTTACAAAAATCATCTTTGGCTAGTGCAAATAAAGAGTATTTTGAAAAACAAGTATTTCCCGCAGTTGAGTCTGGCACTATAGGTGGCAATGAACTTAGGGATTATGCAAAAGCATAT